ATTTATTTTAATAGTAGACGTAATTACAGGCATTTTAGGTAATGAACTTATTATAAAAGAATTTATCTTTGATGGGTTTATGATCCTTACACTTGGAGCATTTGGTATTACAACAGCAGGTAGAATTTTGTCACTTAAAAAAAAGAACAAAGATGAAAATAATGAAGACGGGAAAAGCGGGAATTGAAATGATCAAGTCATTTGAAGGGTTCAGAGGAGCTCCTTACAAATGTTCCGCAGGTGTTCCTACAATTGGATACGGAGCTACTTTTTATCCTGGTGGTAAAAAAGTAACAATGACTGATGCTACTATAACAGAAGAACAAGCAACTGAATTACTAGCTAATATGCTAATAAGCTTTGAAAAATATGTAGATAGTTATTGTGTAGATTCTATTACACAAAATGAATTTGATGCATTAGTATCATTTGCATATAATCTAGGCCCAGCAAACCTTAAAGCTTCCACTTTACTTAAAAAAGTAAATGCTAATCCAAATGATGAATCAATTAGATTAGAATTTATGAAGTGGGTAAAAGCTGGAGGTAAAACATTAAAAGGTCTTGTTAGACGTAGAGAAGCAGAAGCAGACTTATACTTTAAAAAATAAACAACATGCAACTAAGTAAGAATTTAGCATTAGCAGAAGTGATGAGATCAGAAACTGCTAAAAGAAAAGGTATTAGCAACATGCCAACACCTGAACACATTGAGAACTTTAAACTATTAGCTGAGAAAGTATTCCAGCCTATTAGAGAGCACTTTGGAGTTCCTATTATCCTTTCATCAGGATACCGTAGTAAAGAACTAAACACAGCAGTTGGTGGTGCTTTAAGTTCACAGCACTGTACAGGTGAAGCTATTGATATTGATATGGACGGTACTACAGTTACTAATAAGCAGATCTTTGATTTTATTAAGGACAACCTAAGCTTTGATCAAATGATCTGGGAGTTTGGTACAGATAGTAATCCTGATTGGGTACATGTATCTTATGAGTCTACTGGTAAGCAAAGAAAGCAAATCCTTAAAGCTGTTAAGTCAGGTAAAGGAACATCTTATGTATCTTATAAATAAAAGATGAAAGCAAGAAACAATTGGCAAGTAAAAAATAAGCAATGGGATAAGTTTCAACTTAGACTACGCTTAGGAATAGTAGATGTATTTACTATTGAGGTAGATATCTCAAGAAATTTTTACATGTTTACTATTTGTAATTTCAGTTTTAAAAACAGGTAACTATGGCTAAGATTAAATCAGCGTCAGGAGTAGAAAAGATAGAAAGAAAAATCTCTCGTCCTGGCATACACTCTAAGACTAAAACTAGCACTTCTAAGAATTCTCGTAATTACAAAAAATCTTATAAGGGTCAAGGTAGGTAATTAATAATATTGTATATTTGCTATTATGCTGTCATTAGAAGATTATCATGCACAGATAGATGAGTTATTATCTATCAACTCTATAGAATCATCATATTCTTATGAATTCTATACAGACCTTATTAATGAGCAGAGATCTCTATGGCTTCGTAATGAATATAACAAAAATCGTAGCATTGACCCATATACAATTCAAGATTTAAATTGTATTGAGTTAGAGCCCGTCGATCCTATACAATGTTGCGTAGCTGTACCGACAGGTTGCAAGGTTCTTAGAACTAAAGATAAAATTCCTAATACTATAGAATTTTTCTTTACTAAAGGAATTGTTTCAGTTGGACCTGCTGATATAATGAAGCCAAGGTTTTTATTAGTAGACTACTCGCGCGTACCTTACGTGGGCACGGGAAGAACTAACAAGAATGCAATTTATGCATTTCTTTACGGCGGGTATATGTATGTAACAAGTAAGAATCCGCAACATTTATTAATGAAATATATAACAGTACGTGGATTATTCGAAGACCCGTCAGAGTTAAGTTCTATTGTTAATTGCACAACAGGAAACTCTTGTTGGAAACCTACTGATCCTTATCCAATTAATCAGTGGATGTGGGCATATATTAAACCAATTATATTACAACAATTGATGCAGAAAGGTATGTTCCAGGTGGATGATAACAACAATGCAGAAGACGAGCGCGTAGACAGACCAGTAACAGTACCAAACAATGGCGGAGGAAACTAATTTATATTTAAAAAGAGGCAAAGGAAAAATTGCAGGAAATATCAAGAAAGATGCTTTCTACAAATTTTACGAGAATAGCGCCAAAGAAAAAAAAGTTAGTAGAGTAATTTATAATAGTTTTATAAAAGAATTATTACAACGATACAGCCACGCAATTGTTGAGACAGGATTAGAGTTAAAGATTAACAAAGTAGGCAAGATTAGAGTAAGAAGCCAGAAATTAAGATTTTTTAATAAAGACGGAGAACGTAATAAAAATCTTAGAGTAGACTGGCATAAGAGTTGGGCCTATTGGCATGGTAAGTATCCTGAGTTAAATCGTCAGGAAATTACAGAGATAAAAAATAAAGTAGTTATATATCACGAGAATGATCATACAGACCAAGAGTTTTATGAGCACCATTGGGATAATCTAACTGCAGCATTAAAGTATAAAAGTTTTTACGGGTTTAAACCTTCTAGGCAATATTCAAGATTAATTGCCAAAGTAGTCAAAGACCCAAACCGTAAAGTATTTTATTATGGATAATATGTTTAGCATGTCAGAAGAAAACGAAGGCTCTTCAACTGAAGTAGAATCGGTAGTTCGTACTACTAGTAAAAAGTTTGAAGATGGTTCTTCAGAAGAAGTTTGTGTAGAGCAAGTAGAAGGAGGCTTTATCAAAACTATTACTACTCGCAAGAAAGATAAAGACGGTTGTTGGAAATACGAAACGGACAAATCTGTACACACAGAAGATCCTATGCAGGATAATTCTTCCGAAGGTATTGCCACTCGTCTTGAGTCTATACTTAAAAATATGATGTAATGTACGCAGGACAAACCGTTTCATACAAAACAATCCTTGATAAAGTTATCAGGGATTTTGGCTTTAATTATGATATCCACGAAGAAGAAGGGGTAGAATGGTTAGCTGAATTCATGGCGCATACAAATGTAGCTGTGACTATGGAAGAGAAAATTGCCTATATAGAAATATGCGACGGTCGCGGTGACTTACCTTTTGATTTATATAAGATAGGGCAAGTAGCACATATTACAGGAGTAGAAAGTATTGAAGAAGCCCAATGCGGCGCAGGTAAAATGTTTCCAATGCGATGGAAGACAGATTACTTTCACAAACGTTATCATTTAGATGAAAGAGACTATACAACTGAATCTAGAGAAACTTATACAGTAGGACAAGGTTATATTTTTCCATCTATGAATGCAGGTATTGTAGCAATGAGTTACTCTGCTATTCCTACAGATGATTGTGGTTACCCTACAATTCCAGGGGAACAACAATGGTTAGAAGGAGGAGCTCATTACATTGCTCATAAAATTGCAAGAAAGCTTTGGATAAGAAACGAACTTACTGCTGATAAGTTTCAGATTATTGAAAGAGACCGTGATTGGTATTTTGCACAAGCAGTAAATCACGCTAAACAATGGAACGGAGTAGACGAAGCAGAAACTGTAAAGAACTCAGTTGTTCGTACAATTCCTGCGTTACAAGACCATGCATCTTTCTTTGCTAACATGCAATTGCCAGAGCAAAGAAAGTTTAGACCAAAAGCAGGTATCGGTCTTGTATCAACTATTAACGTTCTTAACGGCCAAGGACCAAACCCAGCAACAGTAATTCCTTCTAATACAATGTAATGGAACAGCACGTAAATACATACCAAGGAATGAATAAAGACACGGCCTATGATTCTATAGGGCAAGAGCTTTATATTGATGCTTTAGATATTCGTATCACTACGACTACGGGAGAATCTATGGGCGCGTTTACTAACATTAAAGGAAATGAATTTGCTTTTGAAATACCTATTAGAGGTATTTTTAATAGCTTAACTTGGTCAGCACTCAATCCCGAAATCATTGGTTATACTACTATTCGCAATCGAATTGTATTATTTGTAGCAGATGCTATAGGACAAAAAGGTTGGATTTATGATTTACAATATGATTCTAAAACACGACAAATTCTTCCAGGATTTCCTGATTTAAAATATTATAATAGTAATTTAAATTTTAAAAAAGATTGGCCAATAGAAGCTTTAGGACGCTTTGAGACAGAATGCGTACAAAGGGTTTATTGGACAGATTATAATAATTTCTTTAGATCAATTAATTTAGAAGATACTAATCTTAGTACTTTATTAGTTGGTCAAATTGATATTTTTCCAGATATAGAATATACTCAACCATTATTAAAAATAGTTACAGGAGGAGGCGGATTATTATCAGGAGAGTATCAAGTAAGTTATAGACTTATTACAACAGATGGTAAACAAACTTTAATAGCGCCGCCTAGTAACATGATTCATGTTGTTGCTGCTTCTGAAACTTTAAATCAATCTGCTAAATACAACGGAGACATTATACAAGTTAACACTGGTAAGTCTATGCTTATAGAAATAGATACTTCTAATTATGCAGAGTTTGATAAAATAGAATTTATTACTGCTTATTACGAAACTGCTATTTCTGTTCCTGTAGTACAAAGTGTAGAATATCAATCTATTAACGGCGCCCCAAGTGTTTCTTTTAATTACACAGGAACGGAAAGTTCTGCTTTTGATATTGAACTATTTACTTTTACAACAAAGAACCATGCATTTAAAACATGCAAAACTTTAGCACAAAAAGATAGTTCATTAGTTATAGCTAACATTAAAGGTTCTCAAGTATCTATTAAAACTTTATTAGGTACAGGAACTTTTGATGCAAAAACTAGAAGATATAAATATAATGGAGGTACTCCAATTCCACCATTTACACCAGGAACACCTACCAATGATTTAGCAAATGCATTTAATGAAACTTTTAACTCAGATGCTCATTGGTCAAAAGATTGGCAAGAAAACCAACAATATAGATACCAATCTAACGGAACTACTCTAGGCGGAGAAGGTGTAAACATTTCTTACAAGTTTCATCTAGAAAAGTTTACTGTTGATGGGTCTGCTACAAATGGTTTTGCCAATGTAAGTAATAATCCAGACTACGTATATACTCACGATTTTAATGATGGATACGGAGTTTATTCTAATACTACTTACCCAAATTTTGCATCTCCATTTCTTTCAGGTTTAATGCGTGGTTATAAACGCGGAGAAACTTATAGATTTGGTATTATATTTTACACTCTTAAAGGAGAAGCTACTTATGTAGAATATATTGGAGATATTAAATTTCCAGATATTTCTGAACCAGATTTAGCACCTAATAGTTCAGGAAGTAAGTATTGGCCTATAGTAACACAAGATCTAATTAACCCTGCAATTACTTACGGTTATGCTATGGGAATAGAATTTTCTATAGATTTTTCTACATGTCCAGAATTGTTAAATAACGTATCAAGCTATCAAATTGTAAGAGTAAAAAGAAGTGATGTAGATAAGCGCAGACTAACTCAAGGTTTTATTAAAGGTTTTTATTACAATCCAATTGGTGCTCCTAATTTTTCAGATTTTGATTTAAGAATGGATGGTAATGAAAACGGTCTACACCTTTATCCTTATTATCCACAATCTTTACAAGATGACCCTACAGGACCTGGATACATTGCTCCTAAAGGAAATGCAACATTTGCAACTTTAGAAGATTATGAAGGATTACCTAACGGTACAAGTGTAGCTAATGGTTTAGGTACTGTGTTTTATGATTATTTAGTTAAAGGCCAGTACTTAGGATTTTATTCTCCCGAAATTTCTTATAATGCTACTACTGTAAGAAATTTAAGTTCAGCTATTTCTAATAATCCTTGTTTACTTATTACAGGAGGATACGTTTCATCTAGTACTTCTTTAACTGCGCAAGATTTATCAGTAGATAACTTAGGCGACAAATGTATAGATAAACGAGAAACTGCTAGAGCATGTTTTCCTGTAACTTATAATAGCATTCATAACATTAAAAAATATTTTAATAATGAATTATTTTTCATGAACGATACAGTCAATTATGAAGAAAATATTACTGGTTTGTTTGGCAGTTATTACATGCGTAATTACTGGGCAATGGATAATTACACTAAAGCTGACCAATCTCCTGGCCCAAGATTAAATCACCCAAATGAAGGATCAATAAACTCTGACATTCCTGAAATAGAAAAAGCAGGAACAAGTTTAGTAGGATTAGTTGGTAAATTAGTTAATGATCCAATCACAGGATTAGCTTTGCCCGCCAACTCTCAGGCAGGAACAGATTATTTTGATGCACCTTATTATAATTTAGACGCTAACGGAAATCAAAGATTAGGACCTTTAAATTTATTAGGTGCACAAATTTTATCAAGTGCTCCATTTATAAATCCTATTGTAGATTTAGTACTTCCTAAAAGTGAAGTATACGGAGGTTATACTCCAAATGCTTTAGAAGTAAATATTTTTATTCCAGCATCCCCTGTTATTAGCACAGCACAAACAAATCCAAAAGTTTACGGCGGAGATATTTTTATTTCTATGTTTACTGTTCAACCTCAAATGACAGAATTTCATACAGAATTTTATACATCAAATAATAGATATCGTAGAGATAATAGTCTTACAGAAGTATATCCAGTAGAAACTTCTATGAATCTAGATTTAGCAACAGGAGCTACTTTAAAAACAGAAGTTAAATATACTTTTAACGGAAGTCAACGAATTATTTTCAGACAAGAAATTAATAATTCAGAGACTACTTACGGTAAGACTGTTGGTATGTATTCTTATATGCCCGTATATTCTAAAGAAAACGAACAAGTTACTTTCTTTGTGGAACCTGCTAATACTAAAGAATGTTTAGTAAATGATATTAGAGCATACCTATCAGGTGTAAAATATAACGGAGAAGTTATAGATTCTTGGACAAAGTTTGGAGTTAATAACTTTTATGATGTAGATGATTATGGACCTATTAATAAAATTCTTAATTGGAAAGATATTGTTTACTTTATACAAGATAAAGGAATCGGTTCTTATGCAATTAACCGAGCAGCTATTACCACTACTGCTGATGGAGTACCTACTTCATTAGGAACAGGACAAGGATTTGGTAAGCACCAATATTTTTCTAAAGAACACGGCAGCATTCACCAATGGGGATTGCGCGCAACTGATAAAGCAATTTATTTCTTTGATGCAATCAATCGTAAAATCTTTATGTTCCGTACTTCACAAGGACAAGGTGACGCTACACCATTATCTGAAGTAAAAGGAATGCATAGTTTCTTGCAAAATTTACCTGCTAATGTTTATTTGACAAAATCAAAAGAAGGAGATAACCCCATTCGTAGTAGGGGAGTAACAGTGACTAAAGATAAAATCAATGACGAAGTTTACTTTACATTTGTAGGAGTTAAACCAATCTTAATTTTAACACCTAATACTTTTTATGAATTAGACGACATAGTACAAGCAGGCGATGATTTTTATGAAGTAACTACAAATCCTGGATTTACATCAGGACCCGATAAACCTACTGCATTAAAAGATTTAAAAGAAAACGGAGAACCTATTAAAAAACCTACTGAAAAAAATCAAACATTAGTATTTGATGAATTAGTTCAAGCATTTAGTTCTACATATTCTGCTACACCTAAACTTTATATAGAAAACGGTGATATCTTATTATCGGCCGACCCTAGATTTCCTACAAATGTTTATACTCACAACATTGGACAATGGGGTAGTTTTTATAAAAATATAGAAGAGTGTTATATTACTTTAGTAATTAATCCTAAAGCCGATATAAACAAAATCCTACGAACTTTTGAATTTAATTCTATAGTACGAGACGACAACAAAGTCATCGATAGAACTAAGACTATTACTGCTTTTCAAATAACTACTCAATATCAAGATACAGGAAAAGTATTATTTAGCAAAGACAGAATTAAACGTAAGTTTGATAAGTGGCGTGTAAAGATTCCAAGAAATCAATTAAGTGCTAATCAACAAGACCGTTTGCGAAGTACATATTTTGTTTTAACTTTATATTTTGACAACAAAGAGAATACAGAGTTAATCATGAATAGAATTATTTCATCAGTAGATTTCCAAATGTTTTAATGAAAAAAGTTAAAAATATACCGACCTATTACACATTCCCTGGAACTAAAATATTTCGGGATACTACAGCTCTGCCTTTTGCAGACGGTGGTCCGCTACATGATAGAAATATCAATGGCAAACTTTTAAACAGCACATATGCCCCACAACTTGGGGATATGTTTAGAGAAGGTGGTCCTTTTAGAGACGACATAGGAGCATTCGATTATGCAAAAAGTATCTACGCATCTCAGTTAGGAGATTATTATAGAACAGGAGGTATGTTAAAAAGAGCTGACGGTTCTTATTCTCCTAGAGGTTTATGGGATAATATAAGAGCAAATGCTGGTTCAGGTAAAGCGCCTACTAAACAAATGTTAGCGCAAGAAAAAAAGATCAACAAACAATATAAAGAAGGAGGACCTTTATTAACTAATCTTACTCCTGAAGAAGAAAAACAATTTCAAAAGTTCTATCAATCACTTCCAGATAATCTAATGCAGGATGACCCTGAATATGATATCAGAGGATATTGGGATTCAGAAGGCAGACCGCAAGAATTTAACTTTAATCAACCAAAAGAAGACGATGGTTACTATCATGCATATAGTATTAATCAAAATACAGGAGAGTATTTAAAATCACCTTCTCATCATACATTTCAACGTGCTATTGATGAAGATAGAAAAATAGGTTATAGACCAGTTGCTAATGTACAAGGTAGAATCATTGCAACAGAAAATGAAAGCATTAAAGCACCAGAAGAACAATCGTTTTTAGCAAATACTCAAGGACCTGTAAATTTTAGAACAGGAGGACAGTTTCCTAGACCTTATAGTTTACCAGAAGATAGTTTTAAACAAGGAGGCAGAAACTTACACAATAGCGTCTATGCTTCTTCACCTGCGCAGTACCCTGCAGTATATAACTTTGGTGGAACACTAAAGAATAATTTGGCTACTAGACAACAGATGTATATGCCATTAGATCATATAACTCGTAATGGCGGTTCTATATTATCTATGTCTAACACACCTGAAATGTCAGGAGAAGGTAAAGACTTAACAGTTCCCGATAATGCTTACTACTATGCTAACGGCGGCAGTATGAATACACCATGGCTACATAATCTTTATCCTGATGGAGGAGGATTATTACAAAGATGGAGAAATAGAAATCAAGCTGTTGAAACTCCTGTACAAAATTTAGCAGAAGTTACTGCATACGGTAATACTGAAAGTGCTGCTCAACAAAAAAGCTTAATGCTTAAGTTAGAAGAAATGAAACGTGCGTTTAATACAATGCGTCAAAATTCTGGTTATGGTGCAGGAGAATTAGATGTACAACAAAAAGGAAGTATAGAAGGTTTAAAACATAATATACAGATTTATAAAAAAGCTTTAGAAGAACAAAAAGCAATAAGTGCTAAAGCACAAACAGCTTTAAATGTTTTAAAAAAACATGATTCTGAAAATTGGAAAGATAAAACTGTTAGAGATATTATAGAAAATCCTCAAGCATTAAATTCACTTCGAGAACTATACTCTAAGGATAAAATATCTGAGGGAACTTTTAGAGATTTCTATAATAACTTTGGTAAATGGAATGATACAAAAGCAGCTCAAGGTAGTGGACCTGATGCAGCTTATTCTGGAAAAGAAGCTAGAGAAGAGTGGGGTAAGTCTGAACACTGGAAAGATTTTACAGATAAGGTAAACACAGTAGCCACAGCAATACCTTTAATTGGAGCAGCAGGAGCTCTTGTTAATCCTGGGTCACTTTCAGCTCTTTTATCAAATCCTTATGTAAGTGGCGGTATGAATGCTTATGGACTTTATAATTTACCTCACGGTATTAACCAAACTTATAATGACTTTAGTAAAGGCAATTATGGAGCAGGTACATTTAATGGATTAATGACTGCTGCTGATGCATTACCTATAGCAGGTGGAGTTAGATATGCAAAAAATCTTTTACCAGGAATAAAAAATGTTAGATTAGGACATGCTAATGTTTCTGATTTATTTAAACCTGCAGATTTAATGCAGCTAAGAAAAGAATATTCACAAGTTAAAATAAACAATAATAAGTTTGATAGTCCCACTATGGGTAGATATTACGGCGATACAAGAGACATTGAACAAGTTGCTTATTGGCCAACAAAAAAAATAACAGATCCAATAACAAACATAGAAATAGAAAAACCTCTAGAGAATGCTTTTATGCGTACAAAATTAGGAGGTACTAAAGCATCAGTTGCAGATAAAAGAATAGACAATTTAACTTCAGAAGGATTATGGACCTCGTACATTACTAATCCTGACGGTACACTAAAAAGTAAAGAAGAAACACTACAAATTTTATCAGATCTTCATGCAGAAGATGCTTTATTAAAAACAGAAAAACAAAATGTTCTTGGTAAAATAAAAGCAGGATATAAAAATAAAGAATTTATAGGAAGAATTCCTTTAATCGAAGCTAGACAAAAATCTATTTATAAATTGCTAAACGATGCTGCAGCATTTCATGCTCCTACAGAAAGTGTTCCTAGACCAGAAGAATTTAATGCTGCTATAAAAAAAGTTCTTAATGAAGGAATCAATGGTAAAAAAATAAAGTTATCTCAGCAAGATACTGATATGCTTAGATATATTTCTAATCATCATAGTGAATATTTTGAAAATCCTGAAATAAAGGCAATTGTAGATAAAATTTTTACAGAGCATCCTCACATAAAAGAAATTAAAGAAAGCAAACCTTTTTCTAGTCAAGCTGAATATATTCTTCCTGTAGGAAAAAACCCTACTAAAATATCTCATGATGAATTTTTAAAATCTATGGAAACACATGATGATAGAGCTTTTTTAAATAATTATTTAAGACGACATCCTAATAAAAAATATTCTCCTTTTGTTTTAGCAACAGAAGCAAATTTGATGAGAAGTAATTTATTAAAAAATCCTGCTATAGGAACAGGCAATATTGCATACCACGCATTGCCATACACTAATCAAGAAACAATTCCATACTTTGGAGAACCCGCAGAACAAAATACAGAACAAGCACCTGTATCTCCTTCTATATTACCTAATCCATGGGCAGCCCCTAAACAAAATATTTTTGGCTTAAAAGCTGGAGGCCCTATGTATTTAAATAATAACAAAAAATTCCCTACTTTTACAAATAGATTTATAAAATAATTACTATGAACTTTAAATCCGACGCAGCATACAAAGCATGGTTAGCATATGGCCACGCTTCAGGAGAATTCGCTAAGACTCCTGGCAACCAACCTGTAAGTATTAAAGGCAAATCTCACGGTGTACAACATGCCTTTGGGGGTGAGATGTATGCAGCAGGAGGAAGTTTTAATAATCCTGGTTTTGCTAAACTACCTAAAGATGTTCAAGCTAAAATTAAAGCTAGATCATTTGCTGATGGCGGACCAATGGCGCAATTAACAGAGTTCAACGAAGGTGGACGTCACGAAGAAAATCCTATTGGAGGAATTCCACAGGGATTTGCACCTGACGGACAACCAAATTTAGTTGAACAAGGAGAGACTAAATTAAACTCAGATAATTATATCTATTCAGATAGTATTAAAGTAACTAAAGACATTGCGTTGGACTTTAGTTTACCTAAGAATTATATAGGAAAAACATTTGCTCAAGTTTCTAAAGAAGCTAACCGTCCTAAGTCTCGTAGAGAAAATGATACTATTGAAGAAATAGCTACCAAGCGCGATTTAGATAATTTAATGCAAGCTCAAGAAGAGTTTAAAAAACGAGACCTTGAGAGAGACATGCAGATGATGATGGAAAAGCATCCTCAAGAAATGCAGCAGTTAATGGCGGGCGCACAAGGTATGCCACAAGAAGGCATGATACCAGGTCAAGAAATGGCACCTCCACAAGAAATGGCACCTGAAGAACAAGTACCACAATCTGCACAAATGGGAATGCCACAAGGACAACCTATGGACCCTAGTCAAATGTCTCCTGAGATGTTAGCTCAAATGGAAGGTGCTCAACAAGGTATGCCTGTTATGAGAATGGGAGGTAATATTTATATGTGTGGAGGTAAGATGTATGACTTTGGAGGAAACATGTACGCTCACGGAGGAAACATGTATCCTTATGGTGGACAGCCTTTATTAGGAGGAGCTACTACAGGGAATAATTATACTCCAGGCTATACACCTACAGGTAGTTCAGGATTAGATAATCCTTATGCTACTAATAATACAAATCCTTTGTACGATATGATGCATCAATATGATGTCAATCCTACAGCAACAAATCCTATGATGGATTTGAATGCCCCATTAGATACAACACCTAATATTGCTGTAGAAGGAACAGGACAAAGTGATATTGCAGGAAAGATGGGCAAAGGCATGGGATATGCTACTGCTATAGGACAAGGAGCTATGCAAGCTTATGGAACTTCTCAACAAGAAGGATTATCTGACAGACAAAAAACTGAACAATATACTCAAACAGGAGTAGATACAACAATGGGAGTAATAGGAACTGCTGTTCCTATTGTTGGGGCAGCTTATGGTATTGGCAAAGGTATTGGAGGTATGTTTGATAAAATTGGTGAAGGTGGCGATGAAATAGTTACTTCAGCTGATGGAAAAACTAGTGCTGTTCGTCATAAAAAAGAAGGAGCTCAAATAACTGGAGATGTATTATCAAACATGTTTAACCCTAGTCAAAATGTTGCACAGGGTATGGGATATCTTGCAGATAAAGATTACAAAAAAGCTGCAATGACTTTCTTAGCGCCTTTAGGTGGAGCACAAATTGCTCGTTCATTAGAACGCAAAGAAGAAAATAAAAGAGCTGACGAAATTGAAAGAATGAATCGTGGTCCGCAAGTTAGTACTTTAGGAATGGCTGTAGATGATAGAGAAGATACAAATTATAATACAAACTCTAATCCAAACTCTAACCCATATTCAATCTATTCTAAAAAATACGGAGGTTACCAATTTGATGCTGGAGGAAAAACATTTGGAAAAGTAGATGCAGCTGCTATGTTGAATAAAAATCCAGGTCGTTCTACATTTGGTGCTGATTATAATATTGCTGCTAAACCTACAGGAGGACCAGGTGGAGGAGCCTTTGCTAATCGCAGTGATAGTTTAGCTGTATCAAATAATGCACGTGCAGTACATGATTTTTATCGTGGTGAAGGATATGTCCGTAATAAAGTAGGAATTGGAAAACCAGGAACTATG